AATTCTTCTGTAGTATGTCTTACTAGTAGCCCTGAGAAGTTAGGGTCATTTAATCCATGTAGAGGGTCAGCCAACATGGCGTAGCTCTTACCTCCACCTGCTGAGCCACCATAGAGTACTTCACGTTCTGACGCACTAAGAAAGTTTGTCTGTGGGCCAGGGTTAGGTTTGAATACTACCTGTTGAGCTTCCTCTACATCATACTCAGGTGCCTTAACTTGTGCAGGTATAGTTTCTACTACAGGTTCTTCAACTATCTTTGTCAGGTTCTGTGTAGGCTCCTGCACCTTTTCTTTCGAGCTTTTCGATTTGGTCAAGCGTTTCTTGGAGCCACTTGGCAAGCTTGCGCTTAATTGTAAGTGCTTTTCTACGTTTCTGCTCAACTTCTATTCTCTTCTTTAACCCTGTGAACGTTATAGTTCTACCAGTCTCTTTACTTAACCACTGTGCTACTGCACGATAACTATACTGCTTAAGGTGGCGCTTTGCAAGCTCTAAAGCTTCAAGTTCTGATTCAATGGGTAAGAGTAGTCTGTCGTTCTCAGGATCTACCCTATAACCAAAGGGTATCCTCTTTGTTATCTTAACTATAGGGTGCCATTCTTTTGTGTGGTTCTTGGGTGGTAGGGGTAACTGCCAGAACCCTAAATCTCTCTCAGGTATTATTCGTTTGTACCTTCTTTTGGTGGCAGATAGAAAACGCCTCCGCCAGATGTTACGTCTACTTTGTCTACTTTACCAAGTCCTGCACGATCTAGCAAGTCCTTAGCTGCAACCATCTTCTCTTTTATGCCTAGCTCTGTAGGATCATACAAGGCACCAACCATTGCCATAGCAGCCTTAGGGGCAGTACGAGCAAAGTATGTACGTGTCCTATCACCGATCTCATCCTTGAGAGCTTCTACAATAGCTGATGTGCTAGACGCAGGATCGTAACCCGCCATCTTCTTAGCAGCTACAGCATCACCGCCAGCCTCATCAAAGAGTACCTCTAGGAAGCGCTGCTGCTTTTCTGTTAATGCTCTAGCCATGTTATTCCCTTACCACTTGCCTTGTTTTACGCCTAAGAAGTACATAAGTATTATCAACGCACCTGCACCTGCTAGTAATACTGCAATACCTACAGCCCAATTAATACAGTTGTCTATGAACTCTTGCTTCTTATAGACTAACTCACGCTGCTCTTTACGCTGTTTAGCCTCTATACGTACTATCTCTTCCCAAGCACTAGGCCCATACGTCCAAGAGATGTGTGACTTAAGCTCTTCTCGCATCTCTTTGAGCTTCTGCTTTTGTGACCATATCTCTAACGCATTAGACTGGTTGTCACTAAACATCTTGTACATTGGAGGGTTCTTAGCTTTGTCCTCCAAGAAGTCTAGGTCACTTACTGCCTTAGACCACTGAGAGACTGCACCAGTCATGGCACTAATCTCACGCCCTACAGATACAGCTTTCTTGATGCCATTGTAGGCTGTAGTAGCTGCAGCCATAGCTGTAAAAGGATCAACCACTTTACTTTACCATATCTCTATGGTCACGGTTGATGTATCGTAGCTCACTCTCCATAACAGCTATACGTTGCTTGAGTTTATTGATCTCATTGATAGCTAAGGTCATAGAGGCAAGCTCGTCCCATAGCTCTTCTACATCATCCCATACATACTGTATTTCTACGCCATTGCTTTCAACATCACGCTTGAGGTTAATGTTATCCTCAATAGCCATACGTGAGCCTAACTGGCTTACTGTTTCTTCTAGGCTTGCTATTGTGGAAGCCTGCTGAGATACCCACCATACGCCACCACCAAGTTGTACAGCCATAGCAGCCACTAGGGCAATAGGTAGTTTAACATTCTCCACAATAGCTCTCCTAACTATTTGAAACTTTCTGCGATAACGTTGCGGATCTCTCCACGTGCGATACCAATATCTCTTAACTCTTTGTCTGACATGTTCTGTAGTATCCAGAAGTCAGCACGTGCCTGTTGTGCTTTTTGTAAGCTTGCCAAGAAGTCTGTGAAGGTTTTGATAATAAGTGCGATCATTTTATGTTCCTATGTATTGAGCCAGCACTATTGCTGGTTTGCCTACATAGTTATACACAAATGTGCGGTAGTTACCTCTACTAAGTTTGCATACCCGTCATGACCTACTAGGTAGGCTGATAGTATTCTTCACCTGACATAGTTACATGGTATGTACCTGCTGTCTCAGCAAAACACTGCAGTTTATCACCTGGCTGTAATGCTATGTAGCCACCACCCTCTATTACCTCGTGCATAGAGTTAGCATCTGCTGCGAAGTGATCTACAATATAGTGGTGCGTAGTAGTAGCAGCCTCATACCAATAAACACTGATCTTCTTATTATTAGATGAGCTATTAGATAAGTGCAGGAACTTAACCAGACAAACAAAAGTATTAGGACATACATATAAATCTTGAGGGCTTGATGAACTAGTAGAAGTTACATCAATAGATTTAGTTACATACTTTGCACTGGTTAGGAATGCCATTACTCATCAACCCACGCTTCATTCTCTGGTGTATTAGGGTCATCCTTTACAAAGTGTCCCTTAGCTGTACGAGCACGTTTCTTACCCTTAGGTGCAGCAGCCTTCTTAGGCTTAACCTTCTTAGCTAGTTTAGCTAAGAGTGGCGCTTCATCCTGTTCAATACAAATAGCTGTAACGTTAGCGTCTTTACTTTGTACATTACCATAGTTGTCTTCACCAGCAGACTGATTACCTGCAGAGTCCCACACGTAGCCGTGCTCATCTACAGTGTAACCAGCAGCCTCAAGGGCTTCTTGATACTTGTGATAGTACTTCATTACTTGCTCTTCTTCATGGGACGTTCTGCTGGCATCGAAGCACCACACATGCCACCCTTGTTGTAACCCATCTTTTTCTTAGCCATGCCGCCGCTCATCATGCCCATCTTCTTCTTAGCCATACCACCATATGAGTAACCCATCTTCTTAGCTACTTCTGGTGCTTCTTTCTTAAGAGCTTTCATACCTTTGTTCATCATAGTCATAATCCTTTTAAGTTATTTTCTATACTTAGCTGTCTTCTTAGCTATCTTCTTTGGTTGGGCTACAAACTGTTTACCCGCCTTAGTACCCTTACGCTTAGCTGCACTTGTAGCTTTATACTCTGCAGGAGATAAGGCATCCCTAGCTTTCTTAGGAAGGTAACGCTCACCTGTAGCTTTCTTACCTTGAGTAGAGGGCTTACCTGACTTAGTACCCCACTTCTCATTGCCCCACTTCTTAAGACTTTTTTGACTTTTTGCTAGCGCCATCCGCTTTAGCCTTTGCTGTTTTACTCAGATCTTTATAGTGAAATACTTTCTTAGAAGCCTTAGACATACGAGCACCTGTCATAACAGTACCGTCTGAATGCTTGTGAGTTTTACCTGTATAGAGAGTACCATCCCTAAGGTAATGCTTAACACCCTTCATGACTTATATCCTCCACCCTTAGCTTTGTATTGCTTGGCTACCATCTGAGCCTTACGTGCTGACCACTGTCCAGGCTTACCACCCTTACCACCAGCCTTTACTTTAGCTACGAGGTTCTTACGCATAGTAGGCTTAGTGTAGTTACCTGCTGCATTTACTTTTGACTTAGCCATTATGTTGGCTCCCCATTGTAGCGCAGAGCTACACAAGTAGGTGTGATGACTGCGTGGCTATACTTATCCATGATCTTACGTGCCTCAGCTACTGTAGAAGCCTGACACTCCTCCTCACTACGGAATACGTAAGGACTAGTCAGTACCTGACAATGCTCAGCTAAAGCAGACATACATACCATGATTACACCAAGAGTACCTATGCTTACCATTTTACTTTATCCGCCCAGTACGCAGCAGAGAGTTTACCCTTCTTAATATTCTTAGCATGTCTAGCTTTGAAGGATGCACGTTTCTTCTTCATGCGATCAGATTCACCTGCTTTAGGTTTACCTGCTGTGGACGCTCCCTGTTCACCAAAGCGGATGAGCTTAATGGTGTCACCTTCTTTGGCAAGGACAGCGTGTGACTTGGTAGGGTGCTTGGGAGTACGCTTGGGTTTGTTGTAACCTTCAAACTTCTCACCTCTATATTCAATCGCCATAAGGTCTTTTCCTATCAGGGTCTAGCACATCACTACGAGATAACATGCCTTCCAAGTACATCGCTCTCTCTACGTGATCTAAAGTGTACCTAACACCAGTGTCAGCCTCTATTGCAGCACGAGCGTAGAACACGTCACTACGAGGGATATGAATACGGCGTATACGCTTGGCACTACCGTCTGCTAATGCAGAGTAAAACTCTTCTAGTATGTTATCGTCTGCGTATAGTTGTACGGGTTTAATAGGCATTGTCAACACTTTTCTTAATAAAAAGGGTACGTGTCGCAAACTACATGTTAGGAGAGAGGAGACATGAGGAGAGTGTACACATATGTTTGTAACACGTACCAGTTATGCAACACTTATGTTTATACAAGTTTATGTGTGTTACATATAGATAGTGTACAAACTATAAAGAAGGGTGTCAACCCCTATAGTTAAACTCTCTAAGTTAAACTGTCTAAGTTAAACTCTTCCTATGTCCAGTAACCTTATTAACACACTTTTTATATAGTTAAACTATTTATTATTTATTACTTGTATTAAGTTTAACTTAAATGTTTAACTCTGTCTACTACTACTACGTAGTTATACTCCACAGAACATACGTGTCAATCCCTAAAATGCACGTACCCAGGATAATGTTACTAATTATTACAGCTTTGTAACAATGTGTGATGTAAATGCACCACTTTTATATAAATAGGTCTGTATTACTGACATAATATGCCAAACCTAAAATACCCGTGCGTGTAGTTGTGTATATACGTATACCCCATACCCCCCTCTGGCCCTCGCACCCCCTCGTTTTGACTGGTATTGTGCTGAATCAGGGGTGTCAGACTACCTAAGCTGTTGATTTTGTTACGTTCTATAACTGATGTATCCACAATAAATGGCTAAAAAGGGTGATTTTGTAGGCAGATTAAAAACTGTGATCACAAATCAAAGAAGGATGCACAAAACGCCAAACCATATCCCCCTTCTTGTGATCACAAATAGGCCACCCCCTAAAATCAAAACCCGTTTGTGGTGTAGAATAGAAACGCGCGGGTAGTATTACATCCGCGAGGCAGCGATTTAAGCCACAGCCTATAAAAGCAACAACATTATCCAACAAAAACATACGGTTATAAAATAATTAGGGTAAAATGCAAAAAAGTTATGGACAATCGCAAACAATCCATGCCAATCTTGTTACATCGAAAGCGACAAGGCGAAACGCACAAGGTTAAGACCTAGCACAAGCCAGCGTCCTAGACGATCAAGCCGGATAGAAGACCCGCAAAGAATACTAAGACAGAATATAAATACCGACTAAAAGTAAGACCGACTAAAAGACTTGACTAACTAAACCGAATCTGCCCACGATAGGGCAACACAACAGGCCATCACACTTCAGGCCAAGCGAATGAGTGGTTTAAGCAACCACAGTGACGATACCCGATTGGATCAGGCATGACAAAACCTGTGACATTGAGCAAGGGAAGTAGGCACAGAATGTCCTTGAGAACGGGGCTTGAGAACGGTGACTTGAATCAGCCCGTCTATAGTGCTGGTCTTAGATATAGCTAGGGTAGGCACAACCTGGTTTCCGCCTGGATTTTGCCTATCTCGTGGTGTATCTAACCAATCACCTAGACCAATATAACCTCATAAAAGGATGACCAAAATGTATAAAGTTGAACAGAATATCCCTATGCCTAATCCTACTCGCAATGGCGTGCCTCACTACAAATATCCCTTCTTCACAATGAATGTGGGTGAGAGCTTTGCTGTGCCTGTCGATCCGACTACCACGTTGAATTATTTGCGTGTCGCTAATCGTGTGCAAGTAGCTATTACAGCGCAACATAAGCGCAAGGGTAATGCGGAACGCAAGTTCAGCTACCGCACAGATAAAGTTAACCGTGTGATTCGTGTATGGCGCACAGCATAAAAAAACTTTCTTGACAGGTAGGCGCTTATGTGCCTACTCTCTGGATAGTTTAAAACAGAAGGATGACCATGATGACCCAATACGTTAGAAACATTCTAAAACTATATCGCCAAGCATCCAATGCTGATACGCTTAATGGTGTTGAATGGTATGCTAGAGCAGAACGTATCTCTGTTGAGATAGCAGAGCGCCACAAGCTACCCGTCAATACAGTGATTGGTGTCATGGCAGCGCTATCGCCTAACAATAGGTGGGAACGTAATTGCAAAGACACTGACACCATGTGCGCTGCATGGCAGAGTGGTGACAGTTTGGATGACTTCAAGGTGTCATGCTATAACACGATGAAACAAAAAGCGTGGTCTATTCTACAGGATGACTTGATTGATGATGATGACATTCTGACACGCTTGAATGGTCAAAAGATACGCTCATTCTACTCTAACATTCGTGGACTGGATGAAGTAACTATAGATGGACACGCTCTTAATATTGCGCGTGGTAAACGTGAAGGCTTGACATCTGATAAGACTAACATGGGCAAGCGTCAATATCGTGAGTTACAGGTGGCGTATGTAAAAGCTGCCAAGCGTGTTAGGGTAAAACCCCATGTGCTACAGGCTATCACTTGGACTACATGGAAACGTGTACACAACATATAAATCAAGAAGGATATAGACCTATGAAGTTTGACAAAGCAACAGCCCGTAAGATCCACGAACTAATGCAGAAAGCGCTAGAGGATGCTGACATAGATGGCGTAACAATGAGTGTAGGCAACTGCTCTTTTACTGAGGGTGAAGCGACATACAAAGTTAAAGTGTTACTTGATGGTGGCAAGAGCAAAGAACAGACAGACCTTGAACAGATGTCTACACTCATGAGTTTAGACACAAGCAAGATTGCTACACTGGAAGGTATGAAAGTGTCACTTGTAGGCTACAACAGCAAAGCAAGAAAGCGCCCTTGGATTATTCAAAACTTGACAACAGCGCAGAAGTATATTCTTGATGATGACACAGCCAAGCGTTTGTTTGGTAACACAGAAGGGGTAGACCTATGACAAACAAAGTAGAAATAGCCGCTGAGATTGCAGACTTGTGGTTAAAAGACAAGTGTTCCGCATGGGCAACAGTATATCGTCAAGAACCAAACGGTGACGTAGTTTATGTTGACGCAGCGCAAGAAATGTTTAATGATCTTTATGATGATGTTTATAACATATTAGAAGGTAACCTAGATAGCCAATCAGTAGAGGAGATGGCGTAATGCAATTAACTAAAACGCATGACTTAGGTCAAGGCTGGGTAGCACGTTTGTATGACACAGGTGAGATGTGTGTGGCGCATGATGCTACGCAGTACAATCTAACCATCCCAAAGAAAAGTGTTGACACATTGATAGATATATGTGCACAAATGAACAGTAAGC